TGCCGACAAGTAAGCACTTTCGGCAACCAACATTCCGCCAGCACCGCCGCCTCCGCCACCGTAATATGATCCACCAGCCCCGCCGCCGCCGACAACCAGCACATCCGCGAAACCTGCTGTGGTAACCGTCAGCGTGCCCGACGCCGTAAACGTGAAATAGTTGTAAGTAGTCCCAGAATCCGTGTACGAGCCAGTAGGAGAACCACTAATGACAGCGTTCGGGACACTCGTGACAACAGAAAGACCAGAACGGCTGAACGAACTGATCGCCATGACTATGAAATCTCCGATACAAATGCACTAAAGGAACATGTATCGGCAGAAGAAGAAACTCTTATGTATTTTTCAGCATCTAGTGCTATACCAAGAGTGAGGGAAACTGTATCATTACCCGCGATTACTGCATCATAAACAATAAATTCACTAGTTCCTGGAGTTCCAGCAGTTGTATCAAGACCAATTCTTACAGTTACATCTGAAGAAGCTTGATTACATATTACGATAGATGAAATAACTGCTTCTGTTGATGCTGGAGTAGTATAAAGGGTAGCATAAGTACCTGTAGAAGCTGTTCCTTGTACCTGTGAATATTTATATGCTTCTGCCATTGTTTTCTCCTTGTTTTATTATACTACATTCCACCAAGGAACATGGAGAATGCTTTTGATCCCCCGCCGCCTGCATTGGCTAGCAAGAGAGCATCTACCTGTGCCTGTGTATATGTATCAGCAATTGTTGTTGCTCTAAAAGTCATAATTTCTACTACATCCCCGCTTGTTAAAGCAGTTAGACCTGTAATAGATGTACCAGTAGAGGCGGTATAGTCTGTATCTCTTACTAACAATACCCCGTTTAAATAAACCTGTTCATAATTAACATCATAATCCAAGGGGATAGAATTATCATCATTACCTGATAATGTTGTTTCTCCACCTGTTGCAGTATAAGTCCAACGAGATGTTATATAAGATGTTTGGGGACCGAAGGGAACCCATTCAGATCCTGTCCATATTTTTGCGGCCTTCGCAGAAATACCCATAAAATTATTATATCAGATTTATAGCTCAATCAATTCATTACGAAGAGCAGAAATCTCATCATCTGTTAAACCTAGCTTTGCAAGCTTTTTCTTTGCAGATGCAAGAGCAGCTTCACGGGCAGCCATAACAGAATCTTCATATGCCTTAAATTCTTCAGCAGCAATTCTATCTGCTTCTCTTTGAGCAAGTTCTTCTTCTGTCATAGGACGTGTTTCTACTCGTCCATCTGCATATGTTGTAGTAATTGTATTTTCCATGATTTTATTATACTATACCTTTCGAATTAGTGATTGTCCACGGTTCCATAATTGTTTCCTTACTGTGAGAAACCGAATATCTGTATTGACCCAGAGAATGCCGCAGCACCATCTATCGAAATCGAGAAACCATCATATGAAGATGATAAATTATGAGTGAAGGCAATATCTTTTATATATGCGCCCGAACCGCCGCAACCTACTACCGAACTACCATTCGTAGGTTGCGTCAAATATGGCCCATTCAAGTAGACGTGCAGACCTGAATATAGGGTGCTATCAAGTAGCCCACCTATTCGAGCAAACGTAGATGTAACCCGTGAACCAGTAACCGAAGTTCCATTGACTTCTAAGTTTTGGTATAAGTAGTTGCTACTAGAGTCACTTGTGCCTGACGCACGCATACGAATATAGATATTTGGATTACTGCTAGCACATATCGTTCGTATGACCAGACAATAGTTGTCATAATTAGTAGTAAAGACACCGTTGACCGCCGCATCGGTAGCACTCGACATAATGACCTTCGCACCAGTCAATGACACACCAGAACCAGCAACACTCGTCGGGGTGATCAGTTTCAAACCAGCAATCTCAGCCATGCCTACTCCTCATACCCAAACACGTGAATGTTGCCGGACCACGTACTCGCATTATGTGTCAAAGTAATACCGTCATATGCAACAGACTGATTATGTGTTCCAGCAAACTCATAAATAACAGAGGTAGATGTATTGAAAACACCAACGGTTCTAAACGCCGTTGGTTGTGCAAGGTAAGGACCGTACAAGAAAGCGTTATAACTTGTCACATTACCTGAACTAGCAGTTGAAAAAAACTCGGTTTGGTTATCTGTTGCTCGGTAACCGTTGATAGTAGTTGATGTCACACCAAATCGTTCATATACGTATGAGTTTGCGGTGCTGTTGTCTGATCCAACAGCACGAAAGCGAAGATAGATTGTTCCACCCCCATCTGATGTGCCACTCATAACGATGAAGTAGTTGTCGTAGTCGCTCGTGAACACACCATTCAACGACAACGAAGTAACCGCAGAGAAATCCACACCACCATCAGCGTTGATACTCGCACTCGTACCGCTATACGCGATAGATGTTGGGGTTATGCTAATCAGCCCATCACCTGTAGCCATTTATGACCTCACCCCATAGACTTGCAGAGCACCAGATACTGTTCCAGAGTTAGGACTGACAGTAAAACCATCGTATGAAGTAGTTTGATTATGTGTGCCAGCAGCGTAGCGCAATAGACTACCTGCACTTACTTTGGCGGAGGTGATAGTTCTCATTGCCGTGGGCTGCTCTAGAAATGGGCCGTAGAAATAAATCGTTGCACCGCCTCCAGTCGTTGTCGTTACACCAGAAACGGCCCATATCGCTGCGGTAGTTCTACTTGCAGTAAGAACAGTGTTGGCAGCATCAAGATATTGAAGAACGTAAGAACTTGCAGTCGTGTTATCCGTGCCGCTTGCTCTGACTCTTAGATCTAAGTTCTGATCTCCCACACCGATCGTCCACATACTAACTATGTAGTTGTCAAAATCAGCCGTGAAACAACCATTCAACGAAACAGAGTTTACGGCAGAGAATGTTACTTGACCGTTAGCCCCAAGTGTTGCTGACCCGCCAGAGTTAGCAATACTTGTTGGGTTTATCAGCACCATGCCAGGAGCAGCAAATGGATTTTCTGTATCTAAAGCATTAAATCGACCATATTTTTGAGGATTGGTAAGAAGCGAGGTAGATAGCATTGCTATTGGCATTTTATATCTACCCTCCTAGGAAATTTCTAATCCGCTTACATGAAATACTACTGTAGATGCTGATGCATATCCTGCAATTGTAGCAGAAGCACTTAATACCTGCTTAATATCTAATACAGCAGTATCATTTGCTGGCAATGCAACGCTAGCTGCCATAGACACTCCATCAAGACTTAAAGAATATGTTTGTGCATCTCCTGTTGTATTAGCAACTAAGATATTATTTACAAGTGTGGTGGTAGCAGCAGGGGTAGTATAAAGAGTTGTTGAGCTTGTATCAGCTGCTCCTCTATGTAATACTTTGAATGTATTAGCCATGATTATATTATAACACTACCCCGATTTTACAATCCAAGAAGTGCTAATGCCTCCACTTGTGTTAGTTCATTTTTTGTTGCATAGGTTGCAGACGCGGTAGATAAAGTTAAAAATGTATCCGCATCTACCACACTTGTTTCACTATCTGCATCAATCCAAATCATTCCTGTTTCAGGAGAAGCAGGTTGTTCATTTTGATATAAAACAGTACCGCCTTGAACACCAATGTCAATCCATTGTGTCCCATCCCAAATTTTCAAGGGTAGAGCCATAGATTAATTATACCACCTTTACGGTATTCTTATAGTTCTTCCATTCTATCATAAGCTTTGCTCCCTTAGAAGAATTACAAGATAAACATAGTGGTTGTAGATTGCCAATGCTATGTCTACCCCCGCGATCCAAGGGGATGATGTGATCAACTGTTATATTTTCTTCTTTACCACACCAGGCACAGGGACTATTACGAATCCTGTTAAATTCTTTTTGACTTATTTCAAAGAACCCATTTTCTTGCTTAAGTCTTTTTCTTTTTGTCTTTGTATCCATCCAATATTTTTGTGCAATGTCTGGGTGTTCTTTTCTGTAATTTCTTTTATACTCTAAAAGCTTGTCTCTATTTTTATCATAGTATTTTTTCCATTTTCTTTGAGCAACATCTGGATTTTCTTTGATATATTCTTTAGCCCGCGCCTTACCCTTACCACTATGATAATTTTTTCTAGAATAAGACTTGAACTTTTCCTTATTATCTTTTTGCCATTGTTTATTGTATTCTTTTTCATTGCTCAGGCCATTATTACGACGGTATCGCCTACGAGCATTAATTTCTTCTCTATTAGCTTCTCTATAGGCTTTTGCATAAACAGATTGGCAGGGTTTACAACGATATTTATTCTTATGAAAATCGTCAATAGGTTTAACAACATGACAGGTATTGCATTTTCTTGTCATGCTTAGTCCATATTAATAATTTCTGGTTCATTACCAGCAGCAACCCACTCAAGGTAATTTTGATAATCTGCGTTTGACTCGTCAAATGGAATCCACCGTACTGTTCCATTTTCATTATGACGAATAATTTTCGCTTCTTCTATTATCTGATACATCATAACTCCGCATCTGCTGTTAAGTTGATTGAATGAACCCCACCAGCAGTGATTGATCCACTAGCCCTAATAGAAACTTGAGAGTTACCAGACCATCCAAGAACAGTTGCGGTAGGAACTGCACCTGCTTGACTTCCCCAGTTAGATGACGCTCCATCTGTTTGATAGGTGGTAACCGTAGGTGCGGATCTCATCGTTACAGGTAGCGTCTGAGTTGAAACAAAACTTACATTGGTAACTGCTGATGACCCACCCAAAGATCCTGCGTTTCCTGCTGCCTGTGCTGGTTTTGTTTCTTGATTGAAAGTTTTGAAATAGTACCGCTGGCATTCCGCCAACTCAGTCCCATACGACTTGAACTCAAACGGCGTAGCAACAGGACCAACCTCCAACTGCACACCCGTAACCTGCCAGTAGTTGTCAGTCGCTGCCGCTAGATTCGTCTGACCAACAGCACGGTTAGCGTTAGTCATGGAAGCCCACACGGTGTTCAAAGTTCCAGAAGAACGATCAGAGCCAGAGCCAAGCCAAAAAACACACTGCAATGAAGCAGCATTATCGTTATCAAAAGCACCAGTCGTATCAGCAGGAAAAGTAATCGTCTTCTTTTCCCATGTGGCTGACGCACTGACCGTATATGCCGCTGAAACCTGACGACTATTATCTGAGTCTACGAGTTCAGCAATGTAAGTACCAGTCACGTTTGACTTTACCCAGAACGAAAGCGTCAATTGTTGAGCGGAAGAAGTTCCCTTGGCAATGCGTTGAGTATCTTGGCCCTCTAATTTTGTGTGAATTTGAAGTAGATCAGCAGCAGCAGGAGCAGCATCAGCGGTAGTACAAAGCATCTTTAAAGACTTACGAAAACCGCTACCAGTTGGAGCGTCGCTTTCAACACTTTGCGTCCACGTTCCAAGGGTTTCTATATTGGTAGTCCAGCGATCTGCCGTGTAGTAACCGTCAGTCGTGATGCTTGCCGTGCTAGTGCCACGCTGTGCCACCTGCATCGCACCATTATAAAGCAGATTACGATTCGGAGAAGGCAAACCACCCGTCACAACACCGCTAGAGTCAATCGCTAAACCGCCACTAGAAGCAGCAGCATTATTGATCTCGCTCACGCGAAGGGTACTCATGCGGAACCTCCAATAATCGCCGCAACCTCAACATCAGACAAACCAAGCAAAGCAAGTTTCGCCATAGCAGACTCACGGGCAGCAACACGCTCCAACTCTGCATCAACCGCCGCCTGCTCTAGACGTGCCACCTCAGCCTGCACTTCAACGGTAGTGAGCGGTTCCACGTTAGGCGTATGCCAGATAATGCCCTCCACGTCATCGCCGTTCATCGTCCACTCAACGCCAGGACGGAGGCTCATTACGGCTTGTTGAATAGTAATCATGCTGATACCTCAATCGCAAATAGTTGTCCTGTATTATCAGCATTATTTAGGGCCGCCGTACATCCCGTATTTGTGCGGAAACGTAGTTTGTACGTGACGGCGGAAGTTGTGGCAGGTGTGGCATAAGCGAATAATGCGTATCCGAATCTCTCCGTGTTTGCAGTATTTTGGCCAAATGTGGTTTCCTGCGCTCCGCTGATCGCGGTATTACTGCTGTCGGTGATTTGTAAACGCACTAGATTTGCAGAACCGCTGGCCGAACCGTAACCAGTTGCTATGAGGAGAACCGCGCTGTCAGATTTTTGTGGAGTAATGGTGGCGCTAAGGCTGGCATCGACATAAGTGGTGCTGGTGGTGGAACGCGTGGTGCTGTCCGTCGCACGCACGATCTGAAGAATCTTCCCACCAGCAAGATTCAACTTCGCATCAATCTGCGTTTGAACAGCAGAAGTCACACCATCCAAATAACCCATCTCAGTAGCCGACAACGGCCCGACAGCACCATCACCAGAAAGAACAAGACTCACGCCGACACCCCAATCACTGCATTAACCTCATCAACATCAAGCCCCAACGCAGCCAGTTTCGCCTTCGCGGAAGCGAGTGCCGCTGCTTTCGCTGCTTCCTTATCGGCAGCCTCTTGTTGTAGGCGTGCGATTTCAGCGTCCACTTCGGCGCGGGTAAGTGGCTGTACGCCTTCCGTGTGCCAGATAATGTTTTCAACGTCGTCGTCAGTCATTGTCCACTCAACGTTAGGACGTAACGATATTACAGATTGCGCTACAGTTATCATGCCGATACCTCAAATGCGTAAATGCGACTTGTGCTGTCTCCGCCACGAACCTCTGCTGTATCACCCGATGCAGCAGCAAACCTCAGTTTGTAAGAAACTGCGCTAGTTGTTGCCGGAGTAGTGTAGGCAATCATAGTCGCTGGAGTATTTATTAACATATTTGTTGCACCAGCCGCTGCTACTTCAAACTCCATATTTTGTGTCCCGCTAATTGCTGTATTACTTGAATCGGTAATTACATATCTCGCTCTAGCGGTATTTCCTGCTCCATCAGAAGCGCGTGCATAAAAAGTGCAAACTATCAGTAACGCACTATCTGACTTTTGGGGAGTAATTGAAACTGACATATTTGTAACATCAGTAAATGATGTGCTTGTAGTAGTTCTATTAGATGTATCTGTGGCTGTTTGCATCTGAAGAATCTTGCCACCAGCAATAGGCAGTTTTGCGGCGAGAGCGGTAGACAGTTCAATAGACTCATCGCTACCAGTATCGGGAGCGGTAATTGTTGTGCTACCTGACGTAGCACCATTAATCTTGATAGCGCTCATATTATCCTCATATATATTTTAGCATATTAGACAATTGTCCACATGCTACCAGATGGAATTGTTACTGTTGCAGAAGCTCCGATTGTTATTGGTCCCGCCGTCATTGCATTCTTATTAGTAGTAATTTCATAATCTTCTGTTATTTCTATGTCGTTTTCAAAGAAGACTTTATCATTACCCCCACCTTTTGCTCCTGCTCCACCAGCAAGTACATAAGCACTTCCATTATAAACATAAAGCTCATTATTGTCTGAATCAACCCATAGTTGACCATCGTACAAAATAGATGGAGATGCAGAAACATAAGGTGTCCTTAGTGCATATGTAGCACTTGCATCTACTTTTGTTAAATAATCATTTGAATTTACAAGACTTGATGTACCGTCGCTATCTACCCATAATTCTCCAACTACTATACCTGGAGTTTCGTTTGTTTGGTAGCGAACATTGGAGCCACCTCCGCCGCCACCTATGGATGAAGATCCTATGCGGCGAGTGCTCATGTGGTTTCTGCTCCAAATGCTGAGAATGAAACTTCAGCAGATGTTGATGAACACATAAGATACTTAACTGTTGTATCAAGTGTAAGGCCAATAACAAGAGGAATTGAATCGTTTGCTGGAACTGCTGTACCATAAGCAATGAATTCTTTGTTATCTGGAGATGTTGTATCTGAACAAGAGATTCTGAAGTACTGAGCAGAAGCAGATCTATTACATACAACAATATTAGAAACTACTGTTGCTGTATCTGTAGGCACGGTATAAAGAGTATCGTATGTGGAAATTGTTCCTGTACTCTCAACTTGTCCTAGTGTTTTATAAGTGGTAGCCATATTATTTCTCCTAATTTATTATATCAGATTGTTTTATCCACCCATAAAGAGAAGTGGTGCCAATGCTATACCGCCCTCTACCTCTGCTTGTATGGCTGTGATACTAGTTTGTAATGCTTCTAAATGACTATAGATACTATTAGCTGCAGGGGCAGATCCATCTGTAAAGTTTGCCTTTCCATAATGATAAAGTCTAAAGGCTTCAACGATATCTGCTGTCTCTGTTAATGATGGAATAAGAGTGTCATAATCTGTATACCCTGAGTTTGCTGCGGTAGAAAGTAATTGTGACATGCTATGCTCCCATCATCAGGAAGTGATTAGTAAATCCACCATCACCTGTTCCTGATCCTAATGCAGAATATGTTGTTCCATCATTGGTAAATTCCCATTGATCTAGTGTTTCATTCCATATAATAGCGGTATTGAGTTCTGTTCCTCTTTCTACTTCTATGCCCGCATTTAATGTGGGAGAAGCACTTACACCACTATTAAGAGTAATTACATTATCTTCTACAAGAAGCTCTTCAACATTGAGATATACAACAGATCCACTTACTGTAAGATTTCCACCAACTGTTAGATCATTGGTAACTGTTACATCATTAGGTAAACCAACGGTGTAAATATTGCTAGCAGAAGTTACTTCTATTTCATTTGTTGTACCCTGAACATCTGCAACAGCACCTGTTACATCGAAACTTAAAGAATTAGCATTGTCATCATAAGTAATGGTGACATTTGTTTGTGTTCCATTTGATATCGCTTCTGCTACTGCATCTACTGCTAATTCATCATTGTAAATATTGGATGCAGAAGTATTTACCCACGCTGATGATGCAGAGTTATAAATTAAAACATCATTGTTTGTTTCAGATGTTATAAGAACATCATGAAGCCACTCTAAGTGATTTCCTGAGTCAATTTTAATATAAATTGATCCAGAAACAGCGTGCTCTCTTTGAATCCAACCAATTCTTACTGCATGGTCTGGTGCATCTGGTCTAGTTACTGTCCAAGCTCCAGGGGTTGTGGGAGAGAGATAAATTTCTGCACCTTCAGATGTTCCATCTATATAAGTATCAATATTACGGACAGTTCCCTGGGTGGTTATAAAACCCTCTTCACCGACACCGATTGTTTCCGTAGCCATACCAAATGCATGACCAGAATCTACTGAAGAAGCATCTGCAAGAGTAACGCTAACTCTTTGTCCCTGTGCTCCATCAATAACAACAATGTCTCCGTCATTAATAACGCTTGCAGAATTGTTAAATGCCCGTGCAACAAATTCCTGACCTACTTGAAGTATGACATTTCCACCCTTTAAACCTAGATCTAGTGTTCCATCATCATCATTCCACATCAATCTACCAACGCTGGCGCTTACTCCTGGTATAGTAGTAAACTGCGCAGCATCTACAGTAGCAAGATGAGATGCTGAAACTAGCAAATCATTATTTATTGTTGTAAGTCCCGTGCTTGCACCTATGGAAAGACCTGTTGCTGCACCTGCAAAATTGACGGTAGTTGCAGTATCATTAACTAAATTAAATGTTGTAGCAGTAGTTGTAATATCTCCACCATTAACTGCTAAATCATCTGCAATGATATCTCCTACTTCAATATCTCCTAGAGTTCCTGAAAATACTTCGGAGGTATTGGTGGCATCAGGAATAAAGGTAAATCTACCTGTTGAATCATCAAATCCAAAGAAACCTAATTTTGCAGATGATCCATCATGCCACTTAAATTCAATACCACGATCTTTATTATCATCAGATGTTGGAGTTGTGTCTCCACCAAGAACAAGGACGGGATCATCAAGGCTAGTAATTGTGCTATTAATAACTGTTGTAGAACCATTTACTGTTAAATCACCATCAACTACAAGATCATTATTAATTGTTGTTGTACCAGTTCCTGCACCCATATTAAGGCTTGTTGCAGCACCAGCAAAATTAACTGTAGTTGCTGTTGTATTAGCAAGATTAAAAGTTGCTTCTGTAACCGTTAAATCTCCACCACCCACCTGTAGGTCACCAGTTAAATTAGTAGCAGCAGTTCTAATATTGGTTGCTCCTGCCTCATTTGCACCAATATTTAGATTTGTTGCTGCTCCTGCAAAGTTTACCGTTGTTGCATTAGTATTAAGTAGACTAAATGAAGAGTCGCTGGTGGTAAGAGATGTAGAAAGATTAGGAGATGTATTAAATACTAAATTTCCTGTACCAGTTTCATCAGAAATTACACCTCGTAGTTGTGTAGATGTTGTTGATGCAAACTCTCCAAGATTATTTTGTAATGTTGCAACATCACCAGTTTCAGGTAGATTTATATCTGTGTTTCCAGTGCTATTAAGAATGACATTATTTCCACCAGCAAACTCTATATTTCCATCAAAGGTGAAGGTATTGCTACCATTATTTATCCCTGTTCCACCAGCAGATGCTGAAAGAATAAAGCCAGTATTAGAGTTAAGGAATAGTTCTACTGCCTCTTGAATCTCTAAAACTGGTTCCCACTGAGATCCACCTGGAACACTAACATAAGCATAAAATACTCCATAATATTCTCCAGCATCATTACGAAGAAATAGATCATTTCCCTGTGGATTTGAGCCATATAGGGTATAAAACTGAGTAGTAGTAATAGAATTTGGATCAAAATCACCAGTATAAATTTGACTTCCTGGATCTCCTTGCGCTCCAATATCAAGAGATATGTCTACTGTTGTAGGTGGCCCTAAAACAATAAGATCATCTTGCTGTACAACAACATCTAATGTGCTATTGATAGGCATTATGAACCACCATAAGTATTTGTAATATCTCTAGTGATACTAATTGTTCCTGTCACTAGAGTAAATATATTAGATCCAGAACTTGCACTTGCAGAAATCTCAACATCATAAAGATAGGAGTTTCCTGTGAGAGTAGTGCCGAAACTTGGCTCAATTGCTACTGTAACTGTACCAGCATTGGCATCAATATCTACTTCTTGTGATTCACCAATAACAGCATCTGCGTTACCGCGTGCAGTAGCAACAGTAAAAAGTCCAGTATATCCAGAAAGATCGAATGCTTCACCATTTGCCTGCTTTGGGCGCAAAACAAACTCATATTTATCTCCTTGGTAATATGAGAAGTTATAGGAAGCTGGAAATGCCATTATTTATCACCATCTTAATTATAACAGAATGACCTAATTCGATATAACATTTTGCTGTGTTGTAATAGATCCTGTTAATAGTGTATATACCTCTTCTCCTTGTCTTATTTCTATATCATATACATAAGATGCACCAGTAAGAAGAGCACCGCTTTCTGGTTCAATTGTACATAGGAGTCGTGAAGGAGATGCGCTAAGTTGTGGAGATGCTGAAAATATTACAGCATCAGGATTTCCACGTTCTGTTGCAACGGTAAATAATGATGTTTTATCACTAAGATCATATTGTGTACCATCATCATTTTTAGGATAAAGAACTAATGGATAGGTATCTCCTGAATAATAATTAAAATTATATGTATAGGGCCACATTACATGCCGCCCATAAGAAGTTGTGGAACAAAATTAACATCTGGCTGAGTGTTTTGCCATGCAGAGGCAGAAGAATTATAAATTAAAGTATCTCCATCAACAATACTTGATATATCTACCCCTTCAAGTTCATTTAATTGTGATTCTATTGTCATTCTGACAAAAATAACACCAGCATTTTCACTAGAGAAAGTTACTACAGCAATAGGAGTTGTTATATTCCCATTAGAAGGCTGAGTTGTTGTCAATTCTCCAGGAGTATCAGGATCAAAGTATAAAAGTGTTCCTACTAATATTCCATCAGTATCAACACCTCTGATATATCCATCTGTTACAACAAAACCAAAATTATCATGATTAATGGCTTCAGCAGTGATGCCAAGCATATATTTAGAAGAAACAGACCCATCAGAAACTGCTTTTTCTATTTCTATTTTACCGCCCTGAGCACCAGAAAATTGAACAGCTTTGCCCTTGCCAATATTCACACCAGAAGTATTCTTTACATAAGCTCCCTGCTTTTGACCAATGGGAAGTTCTACACTGCCATTAGCAAGACCTACCGCTAATGTGCCAAAGTCGCTGTCCCACTTAAGTCTACCTTCTGCATTATCAGACGTAGACGTTGTGTTATAGTCAACATGATCTGTACTAAGCGGTGTGAGAAATCTTCTTGTCATAATTACCCCTCTTTGTGGTGGGGGCCGAAGCCCCCACCGTAAGAGTTATTATCCCACAATCACAACGCGATAAGCGTTGTTTCCTGGGGCTGTAGCAAATGTTACGGTAACCCTAGTTGTACTTGTTCTAACAACATCAACCTCAACGGTATCATAAGTTGCATTATCATAAACCTGAACTGTTACATCTCTTGTTCCAAGATTATGATCTAGGGCAAATTCAGTATTTGAAGTGTCTCCTACATTTGCTGAATACTTACGAGTGATTGCATGGTAATTTGTTCCATCATTTGTAAGCGTCCAGTTATCGTTAGATTCATTCCAAAGAACTGAAACATTTGCTTCTATTGTTCCTCGTTCTACCTCAATACCAGCATTCTCTGATGCAGTTGTAGCATTAGCATTAAGAACAATGGTATTGTCATCTAGCTCAATAATTTCTGTATTTACATATGTTGCAGAACCACTAATGGTAAGGTTTCCACCAATGGTTACGTCACCATCTGTAGTTAAAGATCCATCTTTTCCAAAGACAAAATCATATTGACCAAATCCATCAGAATTTGTCCTAATAATTATGTCTCCGTCTGAACTAGTTCCCTTTACATATAGATCTCCAGATTCATCTGCAAGTATTTCATACCCAGTGTCTGGAATGCTAACGTTACCAGTTAGATCACCAGTTACATCAACACTAATACTTGTTGGCAGACCAATTGTTACTGACGCTCCTTCACCAGTACCAGATACCTCAATTTCATTTTCTGTTCCAGAAATGCTTGCAACATAGTCTCCTGTTGTATCTGTTCCTAGTGCAACAGAATCTGCTGCTACTGCATTTGCTGTTCCAGCAGTTACTGCATATGTTGCACTTGCTGCTGTTCCAGAAATATCAACATTTACTGTATCAGGCAGGCTGATTGTAATATCTCCAGCAGAAGCAGATACAGTTACTTCATTTGCTGTTCCTGTTAGGCTTGTAACACCTGTATTTGCAATAGTAAGTGAATTTCCATCATCATCATAATCAACAGAAATTCCACTACCAGCGGTAATTAGACCATTAATATAGTCTTCAATTTCTTCTTGTGTATTGCCTACGGTAGTCCAGGAAGATCCATTGTAGACCTTCAACTTTGAATCGTTTGTGTTGTAGTAAATTTGTCCTGATGTGGGGCTTTCTGGATCAGTACCAAGATTCTGAATAGCTGCATTCTGCAGTTCTAATTTATTCAGATCAATAGGCGTAAGAAATTTTCTTGCCATTATCTATCCCTTCCTTTCATGATAAATACGCCTTTCCAGAGAAAGCCCCTGAAAAAGTTGCAACTACAGTATTTGCATCTGGATAGTTGTATGACCCCTCAACAACTGTTCCAGCTGAATCTACTATAGTTATGCTTGGTATAAATTGAAGCCCATGTGTAATTGTCCAAGTATTTGATGGAACTGATTGTGTATGAATATAAGAAAGATCAGATACTTGAACCTCACCTGGAATTCCTTGTGGACCCTGCTCTCCACGAGGAAGAACAAAGTTAAATACTGCATCGGCAGATGTTCCTACATTAGTTACAGATGCAGAAGATCCTGGACTGCTTGTGGTTACGTCACCAACAGCAATGGTGGCAGCCTCACCCTGGATACCTTGAATTCCCTGAATTCCCTGCTCACCGCGTGGACCTTGTGGCCCAGAGGTAGCAACGCTGATGCTTGTAACTTCTTCTGTTACATCAACAGTTATATTTTCATCTGATGTTGTTACTGAAACAGGATTTTCAATGATTTCAACAGAAACATTTGCCACTATCTAGTCACCTCTGGAGTAACGGTAAACTTTCCCTCAATAAGTCTTGTTACTGTTCCTCCAGCAACAAGCTCTAAGTCGTATACATAGTCTCCAGCAACAAAGGACTGTGTAGCACTAGCAGCTACAAGAATACTAATTGTTCCAGCAGATCCACCAAGGGTAATGCCAGAAGAGTCAGTTAAACTAGCAATAAAATCATCTGAATAATGATATTCACGGACCTGAAGCCGTGCAGAATATCCTGTTAGATCCACAGGATCGTCGTCAACTTTATATGTAAGGGTACGAGAGAATGTGCTGCCTTGTGGACATACAAAATTTACTTTGCCTGGGGTCATTAGTGGCACTCCTATTTAAATTTCTATTTAAATTATAACATTAGTTATCTAAGTGCCAGACGATATGGTCGTCTATTTTTTCACGAACATCTGAAACATCAATACGCATATTTTCTTGTGTTACTGCTATTCTATCTACAGCATCGCGTAGAGAAGATCCACCATTGGGATGCAATTCTTTTTTGATTGAGTCTATGTCTTTTCTTATACCTGAAAAAAGATATTTGTTTACTAGAACTAGTGCGCCTACAATAGCAATTATTGCTGCCGCTATTTGTCCTCCGAAGATTATTAGGTCATCTATCTGAGGTGTGTTCATTATTAAATTGTCTCCCGTAAAATTTTATTATAATTATTTTAACATATTTTTTATAACAATTGACACAATAGAAACAACTGGGTATAATATACATATAACTACTACGGATGGGGAATATATGAATACCATGGAAAAAACTAAAGAGCGACAACTAAAACTGCAGGACCGTTGTGATCGTTGTAATGCTCAAGCATGGGTGCTAATAAAAGGTATATCTGGAGAATTATACATGTGCTCTCACCACTTTACAAAACATGAAGAAGCATTGTATAATTGGGCCTATGACATTATTGATGAGCGAGAGTTTATCAATGAAAAATCCCAGTCAAGTGCGTAAGGTCGTAAGACCTTGACCTGTAGCTCAACGGCAGAGCAGCGAGCTGTTAACTCGTAGGTTAGAAGTTCGAATCTTCTCAGGTCAGCCAGGGGAGGCAGCGACTCCACCCACCCATCCACCCCGCTGCCTCCCCACCTGCCTCAATAGCTCAGTGGTAGAGCACTCGCCTTGTAAGCGAGCGGTCAACAGTTCAAATCTGTTTTGAGGCTCGTAACATGCGACTGTTGCATAATGGTTCAATTCTTATATGGTACAATAAAACCATGCCATATAAAGATCCAGAAAAACAAAAACAAGCGCAGAGAGAACATTATAAAAAAAATAAAGATTCTTATAGACAAAGAGATAAAACGTATAGAGAAAAAGTAAGAGAGTATGTAAAAAAAATAAAAGAATCATATCCTTGTACAGACTGTGGAATTTTTTATCCATATTATGTAATGGAATTCGATCACTTACATAGTAAAGATAAAACAGTTTCATGGTTTGCGTCAAGGGGAACACTACAACAAGTAAAAAATGAAATAGAAAAGTGTGAACTAGTATGTTCTAATTGCCATGCAGAAAGAACATGGAAAAGAATGCAGTAAACATGCGGCATTGGTGTAGGGGTAACATAAGACTCTTCCAAAGTTTTGTCATCGGTTCGAATCCGATATGCCGCTCCAGTATAATTGGGTAGGAGGAGAGAAATGCCAACATATACATATAATTGTTCAGAATGTGGACCTAAAGAAATTATCCACAGTATGGATGAAGTATTGACTTCGTGCCCTTATTGCGATAGCATTAGCTTCAATAAAACATTTAATAATGTAGGAGTTCAATTTAAGGGTAAAGGATTTTACTCTACTGATTCAAGGGGTAAGTAATGAGTAATGATGCCAACTTTTATGTTACTACCGCACTAATTCATTTAAACAATTGTATAGAAAGTGTAGAAAAAGCAGCAGATCGTTCTGTTGACTCTAGGTATGCATTAGATCTATTACGAAATATATCTTCTAATTTATCTACTGCAAAATTTTATCTTAATGTTGTTTCAGATGCTACTAAAGATATATGATAGATATAGCTGCGTGTATACCCTGCGGCTTCTACCCGCTTGAAAGGTTAACTGGACACATGGGGGTTCGAATCCCTCCACGCAGGCAAGAAAGGAAATAATGCCTAGAAAGAAAATTAAAAACATCCTATGGTCGGATGACAATGTGGTAGAATATATTTATGAAAAATAAAACATGTTCAACATGTAAAGAGGAAAAAGCAATAGAAGATTTTTCTTCATACTTTGAAAAAAGAAATCAAAAAACACGAATAGAGTCTAGGTGTAAAAGCTGTGAAGCAAAAAGAAATAAGAAGTTCTTTGAGGAAAGGCCAACATATACGACAAATAGACATAGAAAGTGGGCTATTCAAAATAGATACAACATGTCTTTAGAAAAATATTATGAAATCTTAGAAAAGCAAAATAACGTATGTGCTATTTGTGAGGGAAAAGACGAAAAGGCTTTAGCAATAGACCATGACAGAAGTTGTTGTAGTGGAATGAATTCCTGTGGAAAATGTATTCGTGGTTTATTGTGTCAAAATTGTAACAACGGTATTGGAAGATTTAAAGACAATGTAGAGCTTTTTAAAAAAGCAATATTGTATTTGGAGAAAAGCAATGGCAAGAAGAAATAAAAAAAATGAACTAGATTTATATATACATACGCCAGAGAAACAATTGACTCATCCAAGTGGATTCTGCATTACTGGACACCACTCTCACTGTAGGTATCAGTTCTCTTTTGGAAAGTGCGGGTGCGACTGCCATACAGAAGTTAAGAAAAAACGTGGCAGACCTCGCAAATCAGATGTATAATAATATCGACGGGCCTGAATTAGATTCGACTTTAATGAAAGGCTATCTTGGCAACCAACTGAATATAAACGGCAAAAATATAAACGCCTACGCTCTCGCTGCATAAACAAGTCACAGCAGAGCCGCCTTCTAGACAGGTGGGAACAGAAGTCTAGTGTTGAAAAACAATTCAGCAATTGCAGGTCGGAAACCAAAATTGCTAAAACGCAATAAACACAACATGGTTGTATATCTGAGATAGAGATACATTAAAGAACGGGAGTGCGATTCTCCCCAGGTCCACTTACAGATTGGAAAATTATGGAAAAAATATTGAATCACGGATATGTTCGTACAGTAAATGTCATGGGTACTGATCTTGATGTTGTTAATGCAGCACGAGTATCTTTTGATAAAGAAGTTACACATATAGAAGATAAAGATCAAAGACTTATTGACTACCTTGTCGAACACAGGCATGATTCAGTATTACGACACTGTGCTATGACCTTTGAAATTTATGCTCCATTAATGATAGCAAGGCAGTGGTACAAGCACGCTGTAGGGTCAACCCATCTTGATGATCAATTGGGATGGAATGAGTCTTCTCGTAGATATGTTACAGAAAATGAGCAGTTCTATGTTCCACGACCACAGCAATGGCGCAAGGCAGCAAAAAATAACAAGCAGGGTTCAGATGGGTTTGTTAGCAATGATATTGGTGCAAAGTATTCACAACGCCTATATATGCTATCCAAAGAAGCTCATAATCTTTATTTAGAAGCATTAGATGATGGTGTGGCTCCTGAACAAGCCCGTCTTTTATTGCCAGCCTATGCTATGTATGTTCGCTGGAGATGGACAGCAAGCCTTAATGCTCTCTTGCACTTTATTGATCTACGCACAGACAGCGGTGCTCAGTCAGAAATAGCAGAATACGCTCAAGCAGTTGCTGATGAGGTTATGGAATATTTTCCACGCACGGCATCGGCATGGAAGCAATATCGCTAAACAAGCATAAACTTGCCTGATGACTGGGCAAGGGTATTTAGCTCATCAATCGTCAAAACCCCTGTTTGATCATGTCCTAAAGACTTTTGATAATGACGTACAGCCTTTTCCATATATGTATCATATGCATTCATGTCTGTCTTATTGGGATGTGGATACATCTCATGCAAAACATCCATAACAACGGCAATATGATAATTTGATTTACCAGGCTTTATGTTAACAGCTTTTATTCTTTCTACACCACTCCAGGCGGCACCTGTCTGATACGTCTTAAATTCCAGCGGCTCAAATGTGCTCATTCGCTCTTTCCCGTCGCGGCAGCCTCGCCGTCTGAATTAGTAACCCCATCCACATCTACGACATATACTTCTGCATATCCTTCATATCGTGTTTTTTTCATATTGTCAGATTCTGTGGAACAGCTACATCCATATGACTTATTAAATTCCATATGATGACATTTATTTATTTCGTGCATCATTTCCTCCATTCATTATATAAATTCTCCGAATTCATTTTGAATTCCTTGTGGTTCTTGCAATGGTTCTTCTATGATATCTTCTTCAATATTTTGTTCTATAGGTTCAGGATCTGAAATAGCTTGTATAACAGGTTCAGGAGTGTTTTGTGGAATTGTTTCTGGCTGCACCTGCGGTGCTTGAATATCAGAGGAAGGTTCCTTCTTTACCCGTGGTTTTCGTGGTTTTGGCTCAACCTTATTTACTGGAACAATATCTTCATTATATGTTTCTACAATAGATTGACATAATGCAAAGATATTAAGACGAGTTTGTTCTTCTTTTGTTATACCGCCAGAGTTACGTCCTCTTTGTGAATAATATTTCTTTACCCTGTCATGTTCTGCTTTGATTTCTCGTGCTATTTGTGTTCGCCAATACCGTTGTTCATCCATACACATCATTATACAGGTCGTAGAATCTCTGTCTTCCCTCTAGATATAGCTCATAATCAGAAGAATTACGTTCATAAAACAATTCCCGTGGATATTGTGTTACATAAGGATCTGTAATTAATTTCTTCTGATTGACATTTGTAGGTAGTCGTGGCACATGTATTCTTGTTATTTTCTCAAATAGCTTCCATGATCTATCATCGTCTGTTACTCCAACAAATGTAAAGTCTTTAGGGGTTAGACTATCATAGTAATAGGTAAATGTGTGATTAGGAACACATCGCTCTAGGAATTCTTCTACTGATACCCCTTGATTCCAAATAAGATCCATATGTTGTGCATCAAAGAGAGCTTTATCTGCATTTCGTATACGCTTTCTTTTTACAAAATAATATCCAGAACATACTACATCATAAGGATCTCGTACAAATGTAATAAATTGATGCATATGATCATGCTTCATATAGTCAGATACTCTATTATGCCCTTTGCATGTTCCTTGCATACTATGAATGATATTTGTTCCCCCAGTTTTTGGAACATGAACAAACGCATACATATCTTCATTCTAGCAAAATTTTAATATTTTTTTATTTGTTACATATTTGTTACATTTGATTTTAGGGAAATTTTAATATTTTGCGAATGTGTACGGAGCAGCATTTGCATTTCACCCCTATAAAAAATTAGACCGCCCATTTTCTAATGCAAGGGTATAGGAAAATTTTACCTATAAATTTGCAGAATCAAAATATGCCATTGCAAGAAGAAATAATGTAATAGGAATGGAAAGAATAATAAGTGATCGAATGATCTTCATACCCCGAGCTTTCTTTTTATTAGAGTCTATAACCAGCAAGCCAACCTAGCAAAAGGTTTCGCGGTATGTAACGATAGACGCGACTATCACCTGCAACAGGTTCGGCATATTCATGCAATGTTTCTACATGGCCTAGATACCATTCGTTTTCATGTGTGAAGAATGCAGCCTCCACAAATTCATTTGGTGCTGTTGGTTCTGCGAACCATGACACATAAGCAATTTCAGGATGGTTGATTGGTTGCTTCCAAGCATTTCCAATATGCCCTGGCTTTCCATAGTTATCCAACATATTCGTTGTCCTCAAAGTAGTAGGTGATGAAACTCTGTGCGGCTTGTGTGAAGTCAAGCATAGAAGGCTTATTCTTTTCCCATGCAAATGAGAACGAATCAACAATGCGGTTGCTGCTGCTGTAGCAGTGGGCATAGTGAGCACCCTTGTACCATTCGATAGTTTCATCGAAGGGTAGACCCGTGAGAACGAATGTGTTCCCATCTGATTTCATCTTGAGCATTAGTTTGCCTCCCATTGGTAAGGGTATTCTCCGTTATACATCATGTCAAATGAGCAACCTGCATCTAATGCAGAGGCATAGTCGTTATCTGCTTGGAAGGTAGCACAAATATCGTGAGCATCTATTCCGCTAACAATGCCAAGGGCAGCAAGAATAAACGCAATAAACGCAACGCCTACCACACGTTGTCCACGCTTGGTTAGTTTCATTAGATTAGACCTTCTTTCATTAGGTCGAATTCGATATCTAGGGATGCATTTTCCCAAGTATCGGGTACTAGAATTGTTACCATTTCATTAGAGGGAATATGGATATCCTCTCCTGTATCGGTAGAACGGACATAGACAAAGTTTTCATCTGTACCCGTGATTTCCATGGGGTAGGCAAAGAGTCCAATCTGAACATCAAAAGTATGGGGAAGGTCAATAGCCTTCATGGTCTTGATTTGCTTTACCGAAGTGATCATTTTTGTCACTTTCCTTTCTTTTTCGTTACCCTAAGCCTAGCATAGGGGTCTGACATTTTGGCTTGTGATTGTCCGATTTGTCGGATATTGAATTATAACGATTGTGTAACGACTAACCCTTGTGGGGGCAGTCGCTAGGGTTGTGCCTATTGAGACACCCTGAGCAATAGGTATCGAATGCATTCGACACGGCTTGCTTGTAGTTGGCAACCGCTAGGGCGATTGCGTTGTTTTGATAACGCTTGGACATTTTTTATTCCCCCTTAGTCCTGGTAGTTCTCTTCTGAACACTCGGTGCAGACACCGCCAAAGTAGGTGCCGATCTCACCGTTACCGCAGGGGCAGTAGTCAATGGTGGCAATTTCTGCCAATGAATAGCCAGCCTCTAGCATGACCTTGGTGTCTTGAGTGTTTAGCATTTGCCTTACCTTTCTTTGTTTCTTTCTATGGCTACAGCCTAGCATAGGGGTCTGACATTTTTGCCCTAAATATCGGGGCAAATCGGACAGGTTTTGTAACAGTTAGGTAACGGAGTTATTCACAAGTTATCCACATATCCACATGTCAAATCGACACGCCGTATTTTAGATGAATAAAAAGTGAATAATAATACACAGGTTATCCACAGGCCGCGCCCCCAGGTTTGAGCTTTGTTACGAAGACCTTATACTATCCCCGAAATCTCCTTATATACCAACGGTTTTTAGCGATGCAAATTGAATAGAGCAGAGTAGAGATGATTCTTTGCATCTACAATATTTTCATAGTTCAATGCATTTAGCGCACGCTTGATGGATAATGAAATCTCAAACTCTAAGTCTGTTAGATCTTTGTTTGTTCTAGATAAATTCACAGAGATCACCATCCATGATTTCATTTACATCTATACCGCGTGATTCTGCAATTGCCTCCCACAAATCTTCTTCCGAAAACTTTCCATCTTCGGGAAGGTAGTGCCAATATGGTTTACTCATTTACTTTCCTTTCGCTGATTCTGCTACATGCCACATTGACATGGTTGTGTAGTTTTCCTCCGCACCATGGCGGTAGATCATTGTGTTTTCCCTATGACAGTAATAAACGTCATAGTTGTCAAGCAAACCAAGGAAGTCGCAATCACTGCAATCATGAGGGTAACGCATTAGAAAGGAACCTCCGCATATGTCTTGCCGAATATTGTTACCGTTCCTGCATTGTCATCAAATACAGGTTGCTTGCGATAATCAAAGGCATTATCCTCAAAGGTGAGATAAATAGATGCCCATGCCATTTCGAAGTCATATGACATTTTGATTCCTTTCATTAGTGGCGAACGCAGAATGAGTGACCACGGCGGCACTCAAAGTAGGTGTCACAGTTTTCGCAAATGTTCTTGTAGCCATATTGCGGAGTAAACTCACGCTTGCAATGGATACAGAAACCTTGATTAGTCATTAGAGACTCCTTTCCATCATGATCTCCCAAGCGTGATCTCCACACAAGGGCTGGCCTGAGATAGAACAACTCCAAGCCTTGAGTCCCTGGGCAATAGCCTGAGCCTCAACATCGCAAATGATGCAATCATTGACGAGGACAGTATCCTCGCAAAGGGTGTCTTTGATCTTAGCCATTTTCGGCCTCCGTTTCTGTTGATTCGATATTAGCATGGGGGTCTGACATTAGACCAAAGGTGGCATCTACTGCCTTGACATAGTTCATCATCGCAACCGCGATGGAATTATTGGGGTAACGCCTAGACAAGGGAAACACCTGCCTCACCTAGAGTCTCAACATCCAACACACGCCCATAGAACGTGGGATGATCGGTAGGGTCATAGCCCTCTGGCAGGGTAACGCGAGCGGTATACCCATCAGTAGTTGTAATCAGATAAACAAACATAATCAACCTTTCTAAGTTACCCCAAGGCTATCATGGGGGTCTGACATTTTTGGTTTAGAAATGCATACAAATCGGACATGTTTTATAACGAATATGTAACAGAGTTATCCACAAAAGCTTCTAAAGATATGCACAAGTTATCCACAGGCGGGGCGCGATGCCTAGCTCTTGTGTTACGAAGTTACGATGTTTTCCCCAAAATTCCTGAAAAATAAACTTGACAAATGTCAGAGGGGTGTGGTAGGGTGATCTCACCAACAACGAAGGGATATCCCATGGACGAGTTCACAATGGTCATTGATGAGGACGATTTCTATTCATTCATAGATCATGAGGCCACCTACGAGGGTTCGTGCGATGACCCTTCTGGTGAGGCATGGGCAGAAGCCCAACTAGCCTATTGGGGCTAGGAGGGGCCGCGCCCCCCAAAGCTCTCATCTTACGATCATTAAGAAATTTCTCCAGAATTCCCAAAAAAAATAGACAGTTTTACATCGTGTCTAGGATGTTTCACATGTGGTGAAATATAGGGTGGTGTGAGGTTATCTAGGCTTGGCCTCACATTTGGACTTGCAGCGATGACAATGACTTCTGCCAATACTTCTACAACGCATGACACACTAGACTGCAAGTTAGGAAGCGAGACGATGTGGGTATATTTTAAGGTACCTCAATGTGATCATCTAATATCATTTAGTACCCCCACGGTCGCATATCCTAAAGGAAAACATAACTCACAATGCTATTTACGTCAGAGTTTACGGACACGCTGGCAAGCCTTAGTCCGTCATTATGTTTTCCAGTCTGCATTAGGTTCGTGTTGGATCAGGCATCCCATCAAGCCCAATCACGCATTACCGATGACTTGACCTAGAAACTCTCTATTTATTTATTGTCTGATTGTATCAGAATGCTAGACGGTTGTAAAGCGTTCTGTACCATTTACATCAAGACGAAGGACAAAGCCAAAGGGCTTTTCGATGATTTCTTGGATTGTTCCTGTTACCCCTGACTTGCGAGTAGTGAATGAGTCACCGATTGCGAGAGTTGCCATGTTATTACCTTTCGTTGTTGTTATGGGTATATTGTAGTGGTGGGGGTAGAGAATGTCAATACCCATACCCCCACCGTTATCAAATTGTTACCAAGAGGCACGGTAGATGAAGTCTACAAACTCACGATGCTTAGTAGACTCAAGAACCCTGTCAATCTGCTCAACAGTATTCTTCATGTCCTCCATGTACCAATCATCATAGTCATAGGAGCCAAAGAAAAATCCCTGCTGAGTAGGCAGAACATCGCCAGCCATGGCAGGCTGTTCGATGACAGACTTAGCAAGATCACGCAGTCTAATCAAATCTTCCTTTGTGACATAGATAGACTGACATTCATCACGCCCACCGTCAAGATCACAGAACCACTTGTGAACGGCATTGGCCTTGCGCCAATAGGCAACAGTTAGTTCGATGTGAGCAGAGGGAGAACTCACACAACGATCAACACCCATGTATTCTAAAATAGAGTTATACATGGCTACCTCTTTGGAATCTTCATTCCATTCCCACCCACCGACATATTCACGGCGGTACAGATACGAATCAAGTCCCATTTGGAACCCACCTTTCCTTTGTTGTTAGTAGAACCCTATCAGACTTCAGCGAGAATGTCAATAACGACGGGTAATTTTGTTGTGTCATCTACTCTAATCTTGTGAGAGATACCTTCCTCATCTACAATATAGAATAGAATTTCATTTGGCTCATCTTGTTCATCATGAATCTCGTAGATTCGATAAACATCATTGCCAATAAGAATTTGATCGTTCAATTCCAAGCAATATGCTTCCATGCGCTCAGTTGTCATTTGCTTCCTTCTTCCATTGGATTTTCTCACGCCTGCGAATGATCTTAGCAGACTCACGGGGGTAGCAGCAATAGCAGCCCTTGTGCCCGTTGCGAGCAGCGTTCTTGTTCGATCTCAACATGGTGTAAACCTATCACATACCTCTGACATTGTAAAGGGTATTTTGATAACAATTTGGTAACGGGGCCGCGCCCCTGTGGATAACCTTGTTACGAAATCGTTATAAAATCCCCGAAATTTGCCTTGAATTTGTCAGACCTATATGCTAGATTACTCTCATGAATAAATCACGCCGCTCTAATGGTCATCAGCGTAGGGTAATGGAATTGCGCAAGTCAAGTGCTGCTATGCCTCACAAAAATAAGTCAAAATATACTAGAAAAAATAAGCACAAGTCCTTGACATTCTCCGATTAGTCTGATAGGTTTCTCTCATGAACACAATTTTGCATCCCATGGAAACTACTACCGCCGAATACCTGTATGGCAACTATGTGCTAATGTCCAACATGCAACAGTTGGAACAAGCCGCTACATGGTATCATGATGCCCAAGAAGTAGCGGAGGACGTTGCAGAAAATCTAGGTGTGTCATTGGAGATTGGTGCATCTGTCGTTAGCGCATTCTCACCGCGTGAGCGTTGGTCATCCAATGTGCAGAAGGCTCTCGCATTCTCGCAGGGTAAGCCAGTTAGCGGTTTGCAGAATAACTATCGCATGGCGCAAGCGGCATTGGAATTAGGTTTCGATGCTCTCAAGGGACTCAAGACTAATGCATTTGCTAGGGCTATTGCAGGAGACACTGACGCAGTTGTCATTGACGTTTGGATGATGCGTGCGGCACTAATGCAAATTGACTCACCAAATAAATCACAATACAATATGCTCGCAGATACCGTTCGCAAGATTGCAAGCGAGCATGGCATCACGCCACGCACTACACAGGCACTTATCTGGATTGTGAAAAGGGGTAGCGCATCATGATTAGCATTCCCTTTACCCGTGATGAATGGGGATACATTGCTAATGCCATTTCTGATCAGACTGATTTAGTGCGGGGTAGTGAATGGGATTTCATCATGCTCAACATCATTGACCGTATCGAAAAAAGTTTGGGAGTAGAATAATGGCGGAACAAAGATTAGAATTCGCAGATCATCTCATGGGATCACTATTTAATCCTAATCATCATTGCAAGTATTGCGAGGAAGAATAATGGAAATCATTTTGGCACTATGTGTGGGCATATTGATTGGAATGGGAATTGAAATGATAGTTGGAAAGATGGAGTAGGGGCCGCGCCCCCGAAATGTCCTTGTTACGAAGCTTATTCTAAATTCCCGAAATTTCCTATAAAAAATTATCTAGAAACTCTTGACATTTGTCAGACCCCTAGTGTATTCTTGGGGCATCAACAAAAACTAGTTAGGAGAAAATACACATGGCACATATGTTGGAGCAGTACGGCGATATGGCTTCCTTTGCTTCCCTGCGTGAACCCGCATGGCATGGATTGGGAACCGTCATTGACGAGCCTGTGAGCACTGGTGAAATGCTTGACCTTGCTCATCTTTCAGGCTGGAATGTTCGCCTAGAGGCTGTAGACCTTCCAGGCCGTTCGCACAAGGATTACTTTGCGACCGTTCGCACTAACCCATTCGATGGTGAGAGTGATGTTCTTGGCGTTGTGGGTGAGCGTTACAAGGTATTGCAGAACGAGGAATTATTCCAGTTTGGTGATAACCTGCTTGACGGTGGACGTTGGGAAACCGCAGGTAGCATCAAGAATGGAACCGTTGTGTTTGGTTCACTTGCACTCAATCGCAATACCGAACTTGATCCCAAGGGTCGTGGTGATAAGGTGAATAACTACCTTCTTGTGCATACCTCGCATGATGGTTCACTTGCTATTCAGGCAAGCGTTACCCCTGTGCGTGTTGTTTGCCAGAACACTCTCAACATGGCTGTTGGCAGCAATGGCAAGCGTGCAAAGCAATCCTTCCGTATCCGTCACACTCAGACGGTGCATGGCAAGGTGCAGGCAGCACGCGAGGCACTTGGACTCGCCAATCAGTATCTTGATGAGTTCGATAAGGCTGCTGCTGAAATGATTGCAAAGGAAATCAGTGATAAGACTTTCTTTGATATCATCAACGCGGTATATCCAAAGCCAGAGGAAAATGCTAAGGGTGCATTGACCAAGTGGGAGAACAAGATTGACGTTCTCAACGATATCTACAATGGCCCTACCTGCGAGAATATCAAGGGTACTGCGTGGGGTGCATACAACGCACTTACCGAACGCCTTGATTGGTATCGCAATCCTCGCGGTGGTAATGCAGAGTCTGTCCTTGCTGCTGCTAGTGGCTTCGATGTTGCTACTACTTCTGCAAAGAACAACATCTTGCATACTGTCAAGACGGTTGCCTTCGCATAACCGATAGTCCTGGGCATGACAATAAACTGCCCATCTTGGCCCTGTAGAGCAGCGGAGTGCTCATCACCCTGTCAAGGTGAAGGTCGTGGGTTCAAATCCCATCAGGGTCGCCAAGCGGGGCGCGAAGCTTATCCCTTATTTACGAACGCGCCCCCCAATCCCCATATTTACGAACATCAAAATATATTCCCGAAACACTTGACAAATGATCTATCTGCGACTAGGATTCCTCTATATCTACTAGTGAAAGGTATGTCATGGAAACATTTTTCCCTACTTCTACCCCTGCTACCATCAAAGAGATGCAGGACAAGATTGATGAGATGACCAATTCACTCTCTATCTCTGAGAATCAGAAGGCTGCTTTCTACCGCCAAATGACTGAGATGAGAGATCAAATTAGTTCGGTTAAGCGTTATATTACTAATCTTTATTCCATGTATGGTGAGATTGATGAAGATATCAAAGAGATTGCTGAATTGCTTGAGATCGAACTTACTCGCCGTGTTGAGGGTACTGCAACTATTGACATTTCGTTCTCATTCGATGCCCCCCTTGATTTTGACATTGACGACTTTGAGTTGTCTGTTGATGTGACTGAGGATTCCATTGAGGCCACCAACTTTGATTGGAACGAAGATAATGTCAGCATTCAGTGTGAGGAGGTATAAAATGACTACCTATGAAATTCACGTTAGTAACATCACTATGTTTGTTGAGGCAGATAACGAGGCCGATGCACTAACAAATGCAGAACAGTTACTCATGGAAACTGTTTGGGACTATGGAAGCATTGAGGTGGCGTGATGCAATATCATTTTATGTTGATGTATGACGATGGAACTAAGTCATGGTCTGTCGATTGGGAAACTCTCCATAGCGTCATGACTGATGGAACTATCTATGACAAGAATGTGTTCCCAGGTTGGCATTGGCCCGAGGAGAATAGCGAAGAAGCAGCACTTGACTGGGAGTTGTATCAGACGCTACAATCCATCGTTAGCACCATTCCCATTCCACAGGAGGCATAATGAGTAACGGCAGAGTCCTAGAATATGAAGGTGAGATGTATGTCTCAATGGAAGATTATCTTAATATGATGATTGACAAACTTGATAGTCTTGGATTAGAGTTAGATGTTTACATGGATGACTTTACCCCCCAGGAATATCAGACTAATGTGGACTTCATCAAGGGTTTTACTGCTGCTACCCGAATGCTAGCACTTGATCTTTCATCCTTGACACAAGACCCTAATCGTAGTAGATTCTTCCAGGCATTAGCAATGCAATGCGACAAGATTGGGGAAGCCAAATGACAACTAAACTTGATATTGTCAATTCATACAAGGTGACATTTGTATTTGATTACACAATTATCTCTACCACCGTTTTTGCCATGCATGAGGATGCTTGTGAGGCAATGGCAATAGACCTTATCAAGTCTGATACTGGTATGCCTGAAGATGTTTTTGAGGATGCTCAGGATGTAATGATCGAACTTCTAGATGAGGACGTATTGTGAGAGAACTAATCAAACTATATGAAATAGATTGGGGAGCACAGCCTTTCTATTGGGATGTGTATGATTCTCAAGATAATTTCTTGAGAGTAGTTGAGGAAGATGAGTTGGAAGAATACCTTGACACCTTGCGTGCTCGTGGTGTAGACTTCATCCTCTACACACAAGATTGGTATGAATATAATCTAGCATTGGGAGGCGCAGTATCATGAGCAACTATCTTACCTACCGTCCTAGCAAGCGCCCGTCTGTCAAGCAAGTTTCTAATTGGGATAATCTCTATGAGAATTCTGCAATTGACTGGTGTAATCGTTCTATTTCTGTCAAGGTAGAAAATGGATATCCATTCCCAGATTTCTACCGTGTGACCTACACCATTGACGGTATGAAGAAGTCTCAGTTATTCTATGGTGAAACTGCATGGAACGACACAGAGCGTTTCGTCTATGACCTTGGCTTCCGAGATGTGTTAGGTATGCTATAAATTAAGCATGGGCGCAGCGGCTGGCTGGTGGTCAGAAGTAAGCTTATATCTTACTTAGAGCAGAGTTCAATCCTCTGGCTGCGTACTTGACAACTCAATAGTGGCATGGTAGAGTACCCCTATCAACTAATGGATGGAGTGGTTATGCCTAACTGGGTCTACAATTCATTGCATTGTCATGGTAGCAAGGAAGACCTTGACAAGTTGCAAGATTTCTTGCGTATGGAAATTAGGATCAACAAGTGGGATAAAGAAACAAAGACTGACTACTATGAGATTGAGCCTGTAGACTTTACCTACATGGCTATTCGTAATCCTTTTCTTCCCCCCTACAATGTGAGTGAAGAGGAATACTATGGAACTAATGGGTTTGTCAATGGTAAAGAAGTTGGCAATACCCAGGGTAACTGGTACAACTGGAACAGCCGTAATTGGGGTGTCAAGTGGGACGCATGTCGTGAGACTGTAGAGCGTCAAGATGAATTACTATCTTATCACTTTGAGTCACCTTGGGGGCCACCGTTGGTAGACATGATGCTGGAACTGTCCGAGAAATTCCCCACCATTGCATTCACTCATCGCTATGATGAAGAGCAGGGCTGGGGTGGAGAATATGAATTTCAGAATGGTGAAACATCTGAACTCAGCGAATGGGATATTCCAACAAGCCATGAAGATCATATGGCACTAGATCAAAGTTGTTCGTGTGAAATATGGTCTGATGACCCTGATATGTGGTATGATGACTGTCCTGCAAAGATTGAGCACGATGCTAAGGAGTTGGCAAATGCCTAATTATCTTGTAACATATCGGGTATGGTCTGACTTTCAGACTGTAATCGAAGCAGACTCTCCCGAGGATGCAGAGCAAATGCTTATCAACGATGGGGTTGATGATAGAGATCAGGATTTTGTAATGTCTGATCTTGACTATGACAATATCGACATAGCGGAGGTGGAGTAATGGGAGACAGGGCAAATTTTGGATTCCGTCAGGGTAATGGTGATACCATCTTTCTGTATGGACATTGGGCAGGCTATGGAATGATGGCCCGTCTAGCACAGGCAATTGAGGTGGCTCGCCCACGTTGGCGTGATGAGTCATATGCAACACGAATTGCTATTTCTAATCTCATTGGAGATGAGTGGGATCAGGAATACAGTTGGGGCATCTCTACTTATATTGGAGATAATGAGCATTCTGTTCCTGTTGTCGAATGGTGTACCGAAAGGGTTATTCTATACCCCCATGATTGGTCTACGGGGGTAGACTTTGATAATCCTAAGTTTGTCATGGACTTTGACAACTTCCTAGCGAAGTTTGCAAAAGACTTGACATATGCATAACAAAGCACTACAATTATCCCGTAAGTAATTACCTACAAAGGAGAAACAAATGGCAAAGATCAAGAAGTATTCGTACCTTGAGCAGTGGAATACCCGCTTTGGTACTCAGGAGCGTGTCGTGATCCGCGATGCAAATGGCAAGTTCGTTGATTCGGTCAATCTGACCTCATTGCGGAAGGCTCCGACCGTAGCCTCTCGTTAGTACACCTTTCCTGTTGGAGGGGGCTGGCACTTGATTGTGTCAGCCCCTTGGTGTATCATTACTAGCGGAGGTGGGTCTATGGTATGGACTAATAGCAGGTCATTTGCAGACAAACTAATAAAGATATTCTCAGATAATCAAGTGCTACCTAGTGAATGGAAATATGCGATACCGTTGTTTATTGCTCAATCACCATTGCCTGTGGTGATAAATGCAAAGAATTTTGCAGACGGTATGCAGCACAATATCGAACTCTACGGAGTAGATATTCCACCACAGAAACTAGCACAAGAACCATACAGCAAAGATTATCTGCTAGACTAACTGGTAGGGTGCCCCCCGTAGTGTATGGGCTGCGGGGGTCACTCCCAACAAAGGGGATGGGAAATGACAAAGGTAATCGCAAAGGGTAATGCAGGGGTAACAATAGAAATTGGCCCAATAGATATAGATATGCTCAAGAAGCAAGCCAACATGATTGCAGACCTTACTATTCTCAATGAAGATACACATATTCTTTGGGGAGTTGTAGAAATGCTCAATGACATAATAGATGAGGTGGGATAGGGGGCGCGTACCACATATCGGACATATTACGAAGAGCTATAAAAAATCCCGAAATATTGAAATGCGCCTCATAATATAAAAAGGTATTACGAACGCTCTTGAAAAAATCGTGGAACTTTGCTAGAATATGCCAGGGAGGAATATATGAGGTATCCAGACGATAGAGGAAATGATATTATTACTACGTTTATAGGTGGGAGTATTCTTCTCTTTACCCTGGGTATTACGATGGTGCTTGTTTTTTCCTGGATTACATCATGACTTGTATAGTAGCTATATCAGATGGTAATAAGGTATATATAGGGGGAGAAAGAGGACACTCTGATTCCCATACCCTGGTTTCTTCTACACAACCAAAGGTATTTGAAGTAGGCTCATATCTTATTGGATATGCTGGTAATAGTGGTATAGGTCAATCTGTTGTATATAATTTTGAATTCCCCCCGCTTGGCAAGACTTCTAAGATAGATAAGCATATGCTCACGGTATTTATACCAGCTCTAAGACAATTCTTTATAGATAATAATATAAAGCTTCCAGATAATGATGATGATAGTGCATCATTTATTGTAGGAATAAAGGGCAGGGTATACGAAGTAGACCTCTCTGACTTCCAATGTACAGAATATAATGAAGTATGTATAGGATCAGGATCAGGGTATGCATATGGATCTCTCTATAGTAATAAAGATAATAAACCCTTTGATAGAATAAGGCAGGCATTAAATGCAGCTATTCATTATTCCCCCAGCTGCCAGGGGCCAATAGATTATCTAGAAAAATAATTCATTTTGTATGCATTTTCTTGCATTTTTCCTATGTTTTTACATGCATTTGATGCAGTTTGATGCAGTTTGAAAAATGATTACGAGGATAGTTAATCATCCACTTTCACCCATATCCCTCCATTTTTAACCACTCAATATCGATATATACAACAATAACACCTTTAACCATATTTCGTTATCATTTCTTTATAATTCGTTATATATTATTTAAGAATATATGTATCTTTAAGAATATTTATAGCTTTAATAATGTTTATTCTTCAATATAATCAGAGAGCTATCTTCTGTATCTTCTGTATATGTTATATAGGGGTTATCTGTGTATTGTATAGTAGAAGGGTTATAGAGATATGACTTTCTTTCTACCCCGTGGGTTTGTGCATGAGCAACTATTTTATCTTGTATATAGTCTAATATGTCTTGGTGGTTATCAAACTGAGTCCATACTGTTTTTTCAATATGCAAAGACCACTCACAATCAGGACAGTAATAATCTTCTATTTCTGTATAATCACGCATCAAAATTCTCAATCATATAAATAATATCACCATATACGCTAGCTAATTCAGGATGTTCTATTCTATCAAATAGTTCTTGCATTCTACTAAGAACAGATATAAGAGAGGTTTTATATTCCTCTACCCCTGAGTTTTCCATAGTGCCTGTGTCAGGCATAGGGGGAATGGGGGTACTGTTTTGCGCCGAATTTAAAACCTCAAAATCCATGCCACAGTTCCAGCATCTAGTCATGATAGTTCCTTTAGTTTATCTATAGCTGCTGACCATCCATCATGATAACCTTCTTCGTATGTCTTGCTACCCTTGCCCTTTTCTTTATAGTGATCTTTTACAACTGATATAAGATTACAATAGGCACAATTCTTAGGTTCTATTAGATGTGGATTAGGACTTGGACATAATCCATCATGACCTTTCATTATCTACCTCACTTTTACTGAACTTACTCCTTAGCAGTTCCTTGTCTGCATCTGATAGATCAAAGTCATCGCTATTTAGGCATTCATTGATCAATTCCCATACCCCACGATTTCTATCGAAACCTCCCATATTTCCAAATATCTCTCCACTGACATTATCTTTATAAGAAAAGATATATTCAGCAATGTTATCAGGAGAAGTAAAGATGTTACCAATAACCATTTCACCAATCTGAGATGAATGATCCTCTTCTCCAAAAGGTACAAGATCAATTTTAATCCTCAGCATCGTACTTCCTCTCTATGCAATCATCACAAATGTATATAGACCATTCTCCCGCATATCCGCATGACATGCAATCATTTGTGTAAAATTTTTCTGCTTCTTTGTACCCTCGCTCATGAGCGGCACGAATAAGATCACATTGACAAAGTTTTTCACAAATCCATTCATGTCCATAGTCATCTGGTTCACAGGTACAAGGAATATTTGGACACAATGGGTCGTGGATCATAACCTATCCTTATAAATAATATCAATAGTATCTAGACAATCAATACAGGCAATACCATCATTTCTGAAATAAGAACATGTATTTCTAACCTCTTCTGCAATGACGGTACGCCAATAGGACTCTGTTTCTTTACGACGAGCATCAACCATTGTGTCCAATAAATATCCTAACTGTGCATCTATATAAGGATTACGAAAAATATTAAGTCTACTCATCTATAATCTCCACATCATATCCCTCTTCTCTGTATACATGATATGCAGTACTAATATATGCTAATTGACCAGATCCTACCATTTTGCCAGAGAGGTATACGTCATACATACGACCACGCTTAACTAGATAACACTTATCCATTAGTCCCATAGTTCTGTAAAATGTTCGGACAACCATTGTAATGCAGCTTTGATATCATCATTAAGTACGCCACCAAATTCTTCTTGCCAGCTTTCATTAAGTGCTAAACCATTTTTATGGTATTCTGCAAATATAGAGGAATAAAAAGCATAGTCAGCATCTCTGCGATCAGCCATATCATATATCTCTTCACAGTTTGGATCATCTTCAGATGCATATTTTGTAGGAACGCCCATGCTGTTATTCATATACCATTGCAGAACTCCCACAAATATCCCTGCAAGATAATTATCTGCATTCCACATATCTCTATCGCTGTACCCACGCCTAGCACGTTGATACCACCACTTTGGATAATAAATACTACGCATAATCAGTTTATATGAGCGCTTTATGCGTAGATTAATATTCATCATAATAATCCATGAGCATACGAAAACCTTCAGGATCACCAATCTCCCCATGCCCTTGGCAATAATCTGTAGGGTCTAAACATACAGGACAAATATCACTAGGAATGTAATCCATCTCTATCCTCAATCAATTCTTCATCTACATATTCTGGAATATAGTCTCCTGCTGCACGATGTTCTGCTACATGAGCAATCATCTTATCATAATCATACCCTGCAATAAAGTTATCGTTGATCTCAAAGGCATCTGGAAAAAGTGGAAATGGTTGGGTCATTCTTAAAGGCATTAATGAACATACACAGCAAGTTAGTCCAGTCTCAAAATCATCATAAATATATGCATCTGAATCTATAAATCTACAGTAAGCCATTATTTTTCCAGTGCCTTTCTTAGTTCTTTAATTTCTTTAATTAGCACCATCGTAGCATAATAGTTTGCTCTATCCATAAAACCTATAGAAGCAAAGTGTTCAGCCTTTTCTTCATCAGTTTGTTGAATTCTCATTAGCCAAAACCTTGCGTCCCACTGTTCCAGCACCAATGGCAATTGCTTCAGCCTGTGTAACAAAAGCACAAACAATATCTTCAGGATGGACTAGCTCGTCCTTCTTAAAATGGTTTGTTTGCTCTAGTGACTGAATAACTAGATCTGCAAATTCTCTAGTTGTCATATACCAAGCTGGTGGTTCCCAAGTCACTTAGACTCCTTCATGTCCTGAAACTTCTGCTCAAAGTAATCGTCAATTCCATCCATCATATTTCCTCCAATGTCGTTGTTAGGTATAAGTGTATCGGAATTCCATGAACCTGTCAATACCTTTCTTTCACTTAATAGTGAAACTAACCGTGGCTTGAAATCATATCTATCATATGCCCCCCTACCTAAATTGGCAAATCGGGTACATAAAACTATATTATCTTTGTGATAACCACGAGATGAGTCTAGCCTATCCACTGATGGAGCAAATGGTGACCTACTTATTGCTAGGTCTAGAAGACTCATCTTTATATCTAGCCAATAACAAAGACCCTTTTGTGTTTCCCATTGTTCTTTTAGATCATCAAGAACAATGTCTATTTCATGTCTACTTGTTGATTGATTACCTTTACGAATACGACCAGAGAGTTTTGGATTAGTTTCTGTTCTCATGCCAGCAGCCCCACCATAACTAGACATGTTGACATTCTTCCAAAGAATCTTCCAATACTTATCTTCGTTATCCATAATTACCTTGTTGTTTTACAAACCTGTAGCCTATATTGTTTAAGTCCCATGCGATAGCACTTGTTATAAGCTTCTGCATATCGTGCCTCTGCTGATTCTCCAGCCTTTCCTCCAGAACCCTTACGAATAGCATCCATAGCAGACGCTAGATCTCTTAGAGCACGTTCATCATCTTCTGTATATTCACTCTTAGACTTCAATTAGATTCTCCATTTCTAGGTTGTAGTATAGCGTATGTGTCGGCCAAAAATAATTACAATTGTCACAGCATGATATGAAATTCTCATTCTGAAACTGTGCATAGTATTCTGGATCTTTACGGTAAAGATTGTTACGATGAGATTGATGAATCCTATCGTCACCCCACCATGAAGGCATTACGATATTATCTCCACGATCCCAATTCCAATAATACATTTCTTGAAGAGCATCCCAGTTTTTTTGCGTACTGATACCACGATCATCACACTCTTGTTTAATAGCAATTAGATATTCAAAGAGTGCATTATCATAGCCTTTCCACATAAGTACCGCTGGATGACGAACCCAACCACCTTTAGTACGACCAGATGAGAGAATACTATATATTTGCCTTCCCTCTAGGAGTTGCTTATTAAGCCGCCTGGAGTCAAGTACGGCAGCGGAGTCTTGAAAATTATCAAAAGGTACAAAAGTTTGCATGTTAATAGCTTTCTATTAAGTCCAACGGTGTTGGAGCGGTTAGCTTAGTATGACAGTAAGCACACTCACAGTCAAGTAGGTACGATGTTATTTCATAGTTTTCATCAAATTGAACCTGAACTGTAAACAAATCAGATCCACAATTGATACAAGCTCTTGTTGGTATTCCTCTACAATCTAACATTTTGCTCCTTAAATGACTAATTCACTCCCCAATTGTATATTAGGAAGTGAATAAAGTCAATATTTATCGACCTAAATGGCGAGCAAATATTGCGTCTATTTCAGCAAGATCGTTTGGTCCAATAGCCTTGGCACGCATACGATCCCACTCACGATAAACCTTTTCTGTCTCGCTTATGGTTGAGATTGTGAAAAAGTTCTCAAGGGCACGCTTAAATGTCCTCATAAATCCTCCTTGTGGGTTGTGGAATATTTTAATTATATCAGCATTTTGTTTATTGATCAAACAAATCATTTGTGATCATCATCATATGGCGAAATGGTGTATAATTTTTCTATGGCAAAATCACTAAATGGATGGTCTGTAATTATGACAGCAGCAGACCCAAGACTACGAACTATTAAAATTCCTGGAACAAAGAGAACAATTCGTGCTCGTCGTGCGGTGGCACCAGTTCTTGCAGCATTTCTTTCTGATTGGAATGAAGAAATGCCTTCTAGACTAAAGCTTAATACAGGCCCAGTAGATGGGTGGGTATTTAGAAAATCTCGTTTTGTAAATAAATATTCAAATCATGCATCTGGAACAGCAGTAGACCTTCGTTATGATATTCTCAAGCCAGATGGTAAGCCACACATGAATCAAACTGAAAAGAAGATTCTTAATAAGATTCTTGATCGCTATAAGACAGCAGATGGACATAGAATATTTGCTAATGGTGAATGGTGGAATACCCCTGATGGTATGCATACAGAGCTTTCTCAGTCATGGGATCGTGGAGCAAAGAGAAATACCACATTTAAAGATGTAAAAGAAGTTCAAAGGCTTCTTGGTATTGACAAGAATGGTAATAGAACTAAATAGTTCTTTTAGGAATTTTTCTATTCTCTACTGGTACTAGTTGTCCTTTATGTTGAGACTGAATATCTTTTCTTACCCAAGTCATTCCATAAGTTTCTTCTAGATTATTTACACCTTCACGACGCTTTAACCTTTCTGCCATTGACTGAAATGTTGGATCATCGCTAAGGTTAAGATATGCATTATGACTCCATACTAGATCATAAAATGCTGGTGAATTAACCAGTAGCATACCAGCAGTTGTCCAATGTTCTTCTACTCGTGGATTCTTATTTATAACCTTACCATGTAATCCATATGCAGGAACATCTACGCCAACGAGTTGCCTATCAATTTCTAGTAGCTTAGATACTATTTCTTTAGATAGCGTTGTATCAGAATCAACATAAAGAACTGATTCATAATTTGCTATTCCATGTTGCGGAGTTTGTTCTCCCCAATGATGACCAGACATTACCCTTTGTCTTTGTGCAAATTCACGAATAAGATTTCTTCCCATTTCAATTCTTATCCATCTATTTGATGAAGTTACTTGCTCTTCATAATCATTAATACTATATGTCCAGTATTTTCCATTTACTTCATTTAGGGCATCTATTACATGATTAAATGGTTCAAGTCCACGATGATCTAATTCTAGTGCTGCAAAAAATGTGGCATTGTTGAAGGTATTCATAATGTCAATTCTATTTTCAAGCCATACCATATCTTCTTTTCTATCACATTTCCAGCCAACCAGTGGGGTTCCAATAACAATGTGCCTATTATAATCAACTTCTTTAAACATAATTCCTCACATAGTCTGAACATATACCTGCAACACCTGAAAAGTTAGTAATGTTATCCCATTCTGGCATTACACTTATAAAGTCTTTTCCTATTACACTAGATCCTGGATAACCCCAAACATAACCAGAGCTTGTTAGCGTATATTCATCTGATACATGAAAAAAACAATGTATCTCTAAATATAAACAAGTCTCAAGTGCCTTACCATTCTTACAATGAATCCATAAATAGTTTTTTCTATCTAATAGGTAGTCCTTATTAATAAGATATTCGAGATTATCGTGTCCTAAATATAATTTATTTTTTTCTACCCAAAGATCTATTTCAACATCGAACGATGACTCAATTGCAGCATCAATATATTCTGGGCTATTTTCTTTTTCTGATATTGTACCGTTAGTATTACCACGATGAGCAATAAGAATCATTTTTCTACCTGAATCCAAATCCAATTCCTGTGGTTGTCTCCTGGGCCTGTTGGTCGTATATCAGACTTATAATTCTTATAACCAATCTCTTTCAAATGCTTTTTAACATCATCCTCATTAGTAATACTAACATCAGCATGTCCATTTGTTGTTGTTGCCTCATACACATTATCAAAGTATCCAGCAGTTGGAATTCCTTCCTTACCACCATACCCCATCTGGAAACACAAATGTCCACCAGGCTTAAGAACACGATATATATCCTTAATGATAGAATCTCTAATCTCATAGACACATATATGCTGAAAACAAATAACTGCAAACACAACATCATATGATTCTGAAGTCACCTCATCAAGGTTATCTCCTGAAGTTAAATATAGATTATAGTCTTTTATACCAGCATTTGCTAGATTAATCTTAGCCTTATCAAGATTTGTTTGTGCAATATCAATGCCATCAACTCTAGCAAAACGATCTTGAAATTCAATTAGATTTCTAGCTGGGCCACAACCATATTCTAGTGCAACTAAGCCTTCTGTATTAAAGTCTTTAAAGAGATATATGTCATAATCTTCCCATGCATTGTGTGCATCATAAGACCCAACAACTGGATCTCTAAACTTTAATGACCATGCTTTTGCGTATTCCTCATAGTGTGCATTTTGCATATTGAGGTAGTCAGTTTTATTTGCCATAATTCTCCAAATAATAGTTAAGATCTTCGGGCGTTCCTATGCCCCACATTTTATTAATATTTTTTATTCTAATTTTTTTATTATCTAATACTGCTTCATTAAATACTGGACACACATAAAACTCATTGTTTGTTCTAATATTTTTATCAATCATTTGTTCTGCATACTTTACATAATCAGATCCATGCTTCCAGTAATACACTCCTACAGTAGCAATATCTGAAATAGGATTTTTTTCTGCTACTTCAACAACAAAACCATCATCGCCCAATCTTGCATATGACCATTTTGGATGAGTAGACTTAAATGTCATTATTCCAGCATCTACCCCAGACGCTGTAAATGCGTACATAGCCTCATTAGCATCCCACTCCATAACTTGATCTGAATTAGCAATCATTAGAGGCTTATCATTATTTATTAGTTCTTTTGCAAGAAGTGTTGTACAGGCTGCCCCATCTGTCATACCATCTACCTGAATAATATCGCATCCTGGAGCAATGAGACTAAGTACTTGCTTTAGATTATATTTTTCATAGTGTTCTTTTTGTACCATGAAAATATAATGAGCATCAATATTAAGATTCTCAACAATAACCTGAATCATTGGCTTGCCGTGAACTTCTATAAGTGGCTTAGGAAATGTATATCCAGCCTGTGCAAATCTTGATCCAGCACCCGCCATTGGAATAATAACATTCATTTCTTTATTAATCCATGGAACGCTCTTTTGTCCCTCAAGCTCATCTATCATAGTAATAAACCTTTCATAATTAAGATCGTTGGAATCTTTTACAGGATATAGTGTAGCACCTGAAGACTTAGCGGCCTCTCTTCCTACATGAGAGTCTTCAATAATTATTGTGTCTCTTGGATGTGCATCAAGTGCTACCATGCACTTCCAATACATCTCTGGAAATGGCTTAGGATGTTTAACATCTTCATTACTAACAACATAATCAACCATGTGTAAAACTCCAATAGCATTTAATGCTATTCTTACTGTATCTCTAATGCTATTGCTTGCTACTGCTATTTTATAGCCACGACTTCTTAGATCAGACATTATAGCCATTGCAGTTTTATTATATGGAAAATCTTCAACGAGTCTTAGGGTTTCTCTTTGTTTTTCTTCCCAAATTATCTGATGTTTAGACTCTGGTAAGCCTTTCTGCTCTGTAAGCATCTGAAGTTTTTTATTTGTACTTAAACCATCATACCTAGAATGATGCTCTTCTGTAGAAATGCAATACTTTCTGTCTATTGTTTCAAGTGCGTTATTTAATGCATCAAAATGAAGTTCTCTGGAATCTATTAAGACTCCATCTAAATCAAATATAACTAGTTTATTCATCTTTGTGGCCCCGCATGTCTATGCCATTTATTGTGTCTCACAATAGCTTTACCATTACACTTCATTACATATTTATTACGAACCCGCATTGACCACTCAACATCTTCCTCTTCATTCCAAACCAGTGATTCATCTAGTGGTTCTTCTAATATTACATGACGCTTAACAATAAAAAATCCTCCAGAAATATACATATATTGTGTCTGTGACCAGTCATCATATCTTAATGACCATGCTCTTCCGTGACCAGGCTTGTCCCATAAAGACCAGTCCATGGGATTACGAGATCCAGTAATTAAGTATTGTGGGCATGAACAAATATCCCAATCTGTTCCAAAAGACTTAAAGGCTTCGTACCATCCTGGATCAAAAATATGATAGTCATGCATCAAAACGATGTTGTCGTATTTAGCTTGCTCAACAAGAATATTCTTTTTACGAGTTATCCATTTTGGTTTTACATCTTCATCAAATTGTATTTTACGAATGTCATCGCCCTCAATGCTCTTACTATCTCCACCACCAACAAACAGAATTTCATACTCTGGAATATTAAGATTACGAATAGAAGAAATTATTTCTAGAAGCCTATCCTTGTCTTCATAGATTGTTATAATGCCAAAGGTGAAGGGTATATCAGTCATTGTCTTCCTCAAATAAATCTAACATTTCATCAAAGTCTTCGTAGTCTTCCGTTGGATCAAGGTCTAATAAATCACACAAATTATTCCATGTTTCCCAAATTAACGACTCCCCCTCTGAAGTTAAAGTAGCTAACTTATAAACTACAGACTGGGCAAGTGGCATACCCAAGTCATTATAGATTACGAAGTCACCAAAAAAATCCCTGTCAATATCTCCAGCAGTAAAGTCTCTAGCAAACTCTTCAATAATTTGAGAGATAGATTCTGTGTTCATTATTTTCCTTCTTTGTGTAAGATTATATCAAAAAATAAGAAATCCGCCCAGTGTTAACCAGGCGGATTCCAAATTAATCATCCCCAGGGATTTTCTAGATCTGGTTCAATTTGCTTTTGTGTGGATGGGCCGCGAGAGATGACAGAAGCACCAACATCTGTTGCCTCAATTTCATATGCATAGCCATTTGTTCCATCCTTACGCTGAAAGGAGCGACCCTTGAGCTTTCCATAAACTACTACTCGCTGACCCTTCTTAAGGTTAGAAACTCCATCTGCAAGCTTACGCCAACAGGTAACATCAACATATGTTGTATCTCCATCCTTCCACTCTCCAGATGTGTCCTTCACCCTCTCATTGCTTGCAATACGCAAACGAGCAAGGTTGTGACCACCAGCAGTCTTAGACTCTGGATCTGCAACAAGATTTCCAACTACCGTAA